CATGAAGGAGAGAGCATGTTAGAACTACAGAAGAAAGAGCATGTCGAAAGCGACTTCATTGAGCACATAGCCTGTGAGGTCTGCGGGTCCAAGGACAACGCTGGTGTATATACAGATGGGCATACCTATTGCTTTGGGTGCCAGGTATATGAGCACGGTGACGAAGGTGCTCCATCTGCCCAGCGGGTCTCTAAAGCATCACCAGACCTACTCAAAGGTGAATACCATGCCCTGCCCAGCCGTAAGCTAAACGAGGATACCTGCCGTAAGTTTGGCTACATGCTGTCCAGGCGGAACGGTGAGCCTGTCCACGTGGCGTCGTACAGAGACAGCAACGGTCTGCTGGTAGCCCAGAAGCTACGGACTAAAGATAAGAATTTCCCTTGGGTTGGTGAAGCAAAGAAGTCCACCTTGTTTGGTGCTCATTTGTGGAACTCTGGACGTAAAATCGTAGTGACCGAGGGCGAGATTGACTGCATGTCAGTCAGCCAGATCCAAGGCCACAAGTGGGCCACCGTCAGTTGTAAAAACGGAAGTGCTGGGGCTGCTAAAGATCTATTAAATGCCTGGGAATATCTCGACAAGTTTGAAGAGATCATCCTGATGTTTGATAGTGATGAGGCTGGCCAGGCGGGTGCTCTAGCAGCTGCTGAAGCTCTCCCCATTGGTAAGATCAAGATTGCCACCCTGCCCTACAAGGACGCCAACGAGTGTCTATTGAAAGGGGCATCAGCAGACGTCATCAATGCTATCTTCCAAGCGGCCCCATTCAGACCTGATGGTATCATCAGTGGTGTCGATATGCGTGATGAGATTTCCCAGATAGACGCTATGTCTGCCATCACCTACCCGTTCAAACGTCTCAACCAGCTTACTAAGGGTGTCCAGGGGTCCACTATGACAACCATTACCGCTGGCTCTGGGGTCGGCAAGTCTACCCTGGTCCGTGAACTGGCATATAGCTTCATTTGTCAGGGTCAGAACGTCGGGATGCTCATGCTCGAAGAGACGCCCAAGAGATCCGCCCAGGGTCTCGTTGGTCTACACATGAGCCGTAACATCACCATCGATCCTGATGCAGCTACCAAAGAAGAGGTAGAGACAGCATATGATGATCTGATGTCTGACAAGTACGGTAAGTTCTATTTGTTTGACCATTTTGGATCAACTGCCATAGATATTATCACCAACCGCATCAGATTTATGAACAAGGCGCTGGGCTGCAACATCATCATCCTAGATCACATATCGATCTTGGTCTCAGGTCTAACTGGTAAGGTCACAGATGAAAGACGTCTGGTGGATGACATACTCACACATCTGCGAACCACAGTAGTCCAGGAACTAGGCATCAGCCTGTTTCTGGTTAGCCACCTCAAGCGGCCCATGTCAGAAGCGGGTCACGAAGGTGGTGCCAAGGTCCAGCTATCACAGCTGCGGTCTTCTCACTCAATTGCCCAACTATCTGACTTCTGCATTGGCCTACAGGTGGATGCTGAAGACCCAACATCAGGTGGGCGTGAATTGGTGGTTCTCAAGAACCGTTTCACTGGTGAGGTCGGCTTTGCTGGAGCACTAAAATTCATACGGGACACTGGTCGGCTAATCGATACCGACGAAGACTGCCCCTTCTAAACCCCCAACATCGACAACAAAGGAGAACGCCCATGGGCGAACAAATACCTATGTCTTTTACTGGCACAAGTGAGGCAGCACTGGCATCAATTGACGTGACCAAATTGGAACTGATTGTGCTCACTGCCATCAAATCTTTTGGCAAGAGGGGCTGCATCTCTGATGAGGTTCTATTGGGCCTACCAGGCCGCCGATATTCATCAGTGACCCCGCGCTACCGTGCACTGCTCGACAATGGCCTCATCGAAATCATTGGAACCCGAAAAGGTGTTTCTGGCCGTCAACAGCGGGTCTTTCGCGCCGCCACCCTGGAAGGGAAATCCCATGCATAATTACACAATGAACGAGTACCAGGCAGATGGCGCAGAGACAGCTATTTACAAGTGGAAGGTCATCTACCCTGCGCTGGGCTTGGCAAATGAAGCTGGTGAGGTCTTAGGTAAGCTAAAGAAGCTGATCCGTGACAGTGATGTACGGTTTGATGGTTTAGGTACAATCACAGACCAACAGCGTGCTGATCTAGGTGCGGAACTTGGTGACGTTCTTTGGTACGTCGCAAACCTCTCACGTGACCTGGGCCTGGCCCTTAATGACGTCGCGGCGATGAACATTGAGAAGCTACAGTCACGCCAGGCACGTGGTGTCATCGGTGGCTCTGGAGACAACCGTTGAGTGGCCGCTGGATATGGGATCTCGAAAGTAACGGACTACTGGACACCATCAGCACTATCCACTGCATGGTGTTCATTAATGTTGAGACTAACGAGGTTCGCGGTTTTGGCCCTCTTGAGATTAGCCTGGGTCTAGAGTTACTCGCTACAGCTGACGAAATCATCGGACACAACGTGATTGCGTATGACTTTCCTGCTGTCCTCAAGCTGTACCCCGACTTCACCACCACAGCTAAAATCACAGACACCCTGGTCCTAAGTCGCCTCATCAAAGCTAACATTATGCAAGATGACGCCGAGGGTACTTTCAAGTCTGGATCAGATGCTTTCCCCAAGCGCTTCTATGGCTCCCACTCACTAAAAGCCTGGGGTCTGCGTGTAGATAACCAAAAAGGTGACTACGATGGTGGTTGGGAAAAGTTCAGCCAGGAAATGTATGACTACTGCCTCCAAGATACCAGCGTCACCCTGACAATCTACAAGAAGTTCATGGCCGCTGGTTTCTCCCAAGTAAGCATCGACCTGGAGCATTCCCTGGCCGAGGTCTGTTTCCGCATTGGTAACAACGGATGGACCTTTGACCAGGTGGCAGCTGCTAAACTGTATGGGGAACTGGCCCAGCGCCGTGCCGAGTTGTCAGAAGAACTCAACGAACTGTTCCCACCGTGGGACGTGGAAGAAGAGTTCATACCCAAGTCCAACAATAAAACACGTGGGTATGTCAAAGGTGAGGTCTTCATCAAGCGTAGGGTCATTACGTTCAACCCAGGATCTCGACAGCACATCCAGAAGTGCTTGGTTGATAAGTATTGTTGGAAGCCCAAAGAGTTTACCAACAACGGCCAGGCTAAGATTGACGATGAGATCTTGGGTACACTTGATTACCCAGAAGCCAAGCGGCTGGCAGAACTATTTCTGATCAACAAGCGTATCGGGATGCTGGCCGAGGGTCGCCATGCGTGGCTCAAGAAGGTTGACGCTTATGACGGTAGGATCAGGCACAGCATCAACAGTGGCGGGACCGTCAGTGGCCGTGCATCTCACAGCAGTCCTAACCTAGCACAGGTGCCATCAGCTGGATCACCATATGGAGAGGAGTGCCGCAGTCTCTTTGGTGTCCCAAAGGGCTGGACGCTGTGTGGCTCTGACCTCTCTGGTCTCGAACTGCGGTGCCTTGCCCACTATTTGGACGATGGTGGTGAGTACGCTTCGCAGGTGCTTGATGGGGATATCCATACTTATAACCAGAAAGCTGCTGGTCTAGCCACACGTAACCAGGCCAAGACCTTTATCTACGCCACCATGTATGGCGGGGGTGCTACCCTGATTGGTCAGATCGCTGGGGGTGGTGCGCCAGAGGGTGCCAAGCTGAAGAAGGCATTTGAGACAAGCATCCCTGCTTTTGGAAAACTACGCTCAAACATCGAGAAGGCTGCCCAACAGCGAGGCTACCTCAAAGGTCTCGATGGTCGTCACCTGTATCTCAGGTCAATACACAAAGGCCTATCCCAGCTGCTTCAGAGTGCTGGGGCTGTCCTATGCAAACGCTGGGTCGAACTCATCGATCAGGAAATCACAAAACATCACAAAGGCGACGCCTTCATCTGTGGCTGGATTCACGATGAAGTGCAGATCGCTTGTAGAACTGAGGAGATAGCACATGACATCGGTAATATCGCTGGACGAATGGCGGAGCAAAGCGGACTTTCTTTCGACACAAAAATCCCCATCGCCGCAGAGTATAAACTGGGAACAAATTGGGCTGGAACTCACTGATCTAGAACCATCAACAGCCACAGCCATCGGCCTCTACATCACCCTGGATCGAGCCTGGCGTCAACCGTTCAAGGTTGGCTCTAGGTTTGCCCGTGAAGGTGCCCTGCTTGTTGCCATAGCAGCAACTGAGGGCTGGATCACTAACAGTGTTGGTGGCGATGGCTGGGGTGACAAATGGCTAATCACCGAACTTGGAATTGAAATGAAAGGGGAACTGGACGATGTCCTACAAGAAATCTTTGAAGAATCCACCAACACTACTGATTGACGCTGACCTGTACCTCTATCGTGCCTGTGCATCTGCAGAGCAAGAGGTCAACTGGGGCGATGATGTCTGGTCTCTATCTACTGACCTCAAGGTAGCAAAAGGGAACGTCCAGAACCTAATCCATCATTGGTGTGAGAAGTTTGAGACTGCTGACTTTGTCATGTGCATCAGTGATCGTGACAACTTCCGCAAGGAAATCCACCCCAGCTACAAAGGTAACCGAAAGGGTGTTCGCAAGCCTGTAGGTTACAAGGCCTTGGTCCAGTGGACCCGTGATGTCCACGCCACCCACACCGAGCCTTTCCTAGAGGCTGACGATGTCATGGGCATCCTGGGTACAGCCCCAGGCACTAACACAATAATCATCAGTGACGATAAGGACATGAAGACCCTACCAGGTCGCCTGTACCGCCCCGTGACTGATGAGAAGCTGACGATCACCCAAGAGCAGGCAGACGCTTCTTGGTATCTCCAGTGTCTAACTGGTGACACTACAGATGGATACGCTGGTCTGCCTGGTGTTGGCCCTAAGACAGCTGAGAAGATCCTGGGACAACGGCCAACCTGGGAAGCTGTCCTCGGTGCCTACCTGGCCAAGGGGATGACCCGTGAGGACGCCCTGTTGCAGTCCAGGCTGGCTCGTATCCTTCGTTATGAGGACTGGGATCAAAAGACATCAACTATGAACTTATGGGAGCCAGATCGTGTCTCAAGACCCAGTAAATAAACCTCCGCACTACAACAGTGGGTCTATCGAATGCATCGATGCGATGGCCTCAATGGCAAGGGGCAGCGATGTACCAGAGCACCCTGCCTATCTATGGCAAAACTCATTCAAGTACCTGTGGCGCTGGCCCTACAAGGCCAAGCCCCTCGAAGATCTACGCAAGTGCCGTTGGTATCTAGATCGCCTCATCACAACAATTGAACAAGAACACACGAAAGATACAGACACATGATCAGCAACAGTTCAGACAAAGACTATGGCCCAAAGATCTCCATCTCCGAAGAGATCCACGCTATGAAATACCGCTCCAAAGGTGAGACATTCAAAGAGGCAATGTCACGGGTGGCCAACGCACTCAAAGACAACGATGAGCACTTCGATACACTCAAGAACATCCTGTACAACCAACGCTTCCTCCCAGCTGGACGTGTGCAGTCTGCTATGGGTGCCCCACGACGTGTAACGCCATACAACTGCTTCGTCAGCACAACCATCGAAGACAGCATGGAAGGCATTATGAGTGCTGCACACAACGCTGCAAAGACTATGCAGATGGGTGGTGGTATCGGTTATGACTTCTCGACCCTGCGCCCACGTGGTGCCCTGATCAAGAGCCTAGACAGCCGCTCCAGTGGCCCAATGTCCTTCATGGGTATCTTCGACGCCGTGTGTAAGACCATTGCGTCTGCTGGTCACCGTAGAGGCGCACAGATGGGTGTCTTGCGTGTAGACCATCCCGACATCGAAGAGTTCATCTCTGCGAAGAACAACAGTACCGAACTAACACAGTTCAATATCTCTGTTGGTGTGACTGATGCTTTTATGGCTGCTGTGAAGAACGACACAGACTTTGACCTAGCGTTTGAGGGTCAGGTCTAT